GTGAATAACTACGCGCCTAGTCCGCTGATTTATTTGAATGGCGGTTTGTTGACCGTCGGTCGTGATTATCTTATCAATGGCACGGGCTTGCTTCATTTTTCTGACTCAGTTGATCCGACCACAGGGGCGGTGTCTTATTCTGTCCCATCTGGCGGGGTATTGAGTTGGACAGGCACGGCGTATTATCGCTGTGTGTTTTTAGAGGATTCACTGGAATACAATCAATTTGCTGAACGCTTGTATGACTGTGGCGAAATCAAGTTTAAAGGCTCTCTGGCAAATAAGGTGTAATGATGAAAGCGGTTTCAACAGCAATGCTCACTGCACTGACAGGCTATCGGTTTTTTATTGCGGAGCTGTACACGCTGACGCTGCTTGATGGCTCAGTGTATCGTTTTACCTCGGGTGATGGTGATGTGCAATTAGGCGTATCGACCCAGCCTTATACGTTATTGGCGCATTTTAATGATGTCACTGGCAGTACCACGATTGCTGATTCTGGCGGTCAACAGCATCTAATTACTGCCGTGAATAACAATATGATAACTGCCGCTGATAGTGTTTTTGGTAGCAGGTCGGGTGATTTAGGCGTGGGTACAGCGAATAATTATTATTTTAGTTTTGCTGAAACACCGTCTTTAAACTTTGCCAACTATGATTTTACGCTTCGTTGTCGCTGTAAAGTGACCAATACCGCAGGGGGTAAAGTTCATACGCTGTTTAGTAATGGCTATGGCTTAACCATTAACTGGTTAGCCGATACCGCAAAATTTCAGCTATTACTTTCGTATAACGGCACTAGCTACGCGCTGACGCTGGCTAGTAGTAGTGCCTATCCCTATGGTTATTGGTACGCACTTTCTGTTGAGGTATATCAAGGTCAGGTATATTTGTACATCAATGGCTTGTTAGCGTGTACGCCTGTGGCACTGACTGCACCGATTTATTACCAACTCAATCGCACCATGACCATCGGCGGTTCAGGTGCTATGAGTTTTTGGGGTCGGGTTGATGAGTTTCTGATTTATAACGGTGTGGCAATGGCGCATGGTGCGTCTAGTTATACGGTAGAAACTCAACCGTTTACCGATACAGTAGTGACTACGCTAGATTATGCGGTCGGCAATATCCGTATTGAGCGCGGCGATATTAGCACGGCAACAGGGGTAAGTGTTGATGACTGTACCGTGACCTTAAATTGCAATGCCGACAGCGTTATTAATGGTAATCCTGTTCAGGCTTATGCGTTAATCGGTGGCTTTGATAACGCCCATATTAAAATCGAATTGCTGATTATGCCTGAGTATGGCGATACCTCATTTGGGGCAATTCATTTGTTTGAAGGGCGGGTGACTGATGTGGTGCTGGATGTGGCAAAAGTCGATTTAACGGTCAGTTCAGAAACGACCTTGTTAAATGTGTCTATTCCTAAAGTGGTTTATCAGCCCACTTGTAGCCATACTTTATATGATGCTCAGTGTGGGGTAAACCGTGCGGCGTTTACTCAAACTGCAACGGTGTTGGCGTATTCAAATAAGGGCAATATTTTGTTTGCTACGCTTAATGGCGTGGGCTTTTTTACTTTAGGCAAACTGACGTTTACCTCTGGCTTGAATGTAGGCTTATCGAGAACCGTTAAATGGCAGTTTTTAAATGCTGGCATAGCGACCGCACGCTTAACGACTGATTTTCCCTTTGCCCCTGCGGTCGGTGATACGTTTACCATCAGTGCTGGGTGCGACAAATTACGGTCAACGTGTACTGCTAAGTTCAGTAATACCAGTCAGTTTCTTGGCTTTGAATATATGCCAGTGCCTGAGGCTTCAGTATGAATACAACTATTGTTTTACATCAACAAGCGATTGTTAATGAAGCGTTGAGTTGGTTACGCACCCCGTGGCAACACGCGGAAGCGGTTAAAGGTGCGGGTGTCGATTGTGGTCGCTTATTGATTGAGGTGTATGCTCACTGTGGTTTGATTCAGCGGTTTGTACCCGCGTATTACCCGCAGGACTTCGCGCTGCACTCTAACGATGAACGCTTTTTACGCACTATTGAGCAATACGCATTACAAGTCGATAGCCCACAAATCGGTGATATAGCGGTGTGGAAATTCGGACGCTGTTTTAGTCATGCGGCAATTATTTTAAGCTGGCCACAAATTATTCATGCAAAAATCCATGAGGGCGTGATTTTGGATTTAGGCGATCAAGGCGATTTGGCATGGCGTGATGTGCGCTTTTATTCAGTGCTTGGACAGTGAGATAAATCATGTTTAGACAAATACATATTAAAGAGTTACCTACATGGGTCGATATTCTTAGCGAGAGCGGAAAGGGAGCAGAGGAAATTTTAGCCGATCTGACGCTAATAGATGATTTGCTTGTCCTGCAAAAAATTAAATCACTCTTATTGCGGAAAAAAAATCTTAGCCTACAGCTAGATAATAGAATCGGTATTGAGTTAGGGCAATCTTTTAAGAATACTAATTGATATGAGTTTATTCGGCGGTGGTAATAAAGCACAGTCTACCCAGCCCACCGTGTTGGGTAGTCTTAAAGTTCAAACCCAAGGCTACGGCAATGTCATTCCGTTAATCTTCGGCAGAACACGACTGCCTGTTGAGCTGTTTTTTTACGGCAATTTTAAAGCTATTCCTGTCACCGATAAAAGCCAATCAGGCGGTAAAGGCGGCTTAATGGGCGGTGGTAAAAACAAAGGCAATACCACTTACAGCTACACGGCGGCGGTGATGTTAGGCATTGCCGCGAATGAAATCACAGGCACGGGTAAACTGTGGGTCGATAAGTCGATTTATCCCACGGTCGCTACCGTGGGCTTTAGTGTCTTTAACGGACAATCGAGTCAAAGCCCGTTCGGGTATCTGTCCACTTACGAACCGACTAAAGCCGTTAGCTTGCGTGGCTTTGCCTATCTGGCAGCGAATAATTACCCACTGACCGATAATGCGACTTTAGGTAATCACAGTGTTGAAGTGTTTGGTATTGCCTGTAGTGGTGCAGAATCTGACGCGACACCTGAGGCGATTTTACGGTATTTATTGGTCAATGAATGTGGCGTTGATAGTAGCAAAATAGCCGATATGAGCGCGTATACCGCTGTCTGTGTCAGTAATGAGGTGTTGTTTAGCCTTGCCTTGACAGAACAGCGGCAAGCCAGTGAGGTGATTGCGGAATTGCTTAATATCAGCAGTGCTGAGATGGTGTTTAAAGCAGGGAAACTGCATATCATTAGTTACTATGAAGCGGGGCTAGTGACCTGTTATCAAGTGACTAGCGATGATTTTATTGCTGAACAATCACAAGCGGCAATCAAACCCACGCGCAAAAAAGCCATTGATGGCTTTAATGCCTTGAAGTTAGAGTTTTTAAATCGTGCCACCGATTACAATATCGAGATTGTTGAAGACAAAGATTTAGCCTCGATAGAAACCATTGGCTTACGCACAGGCGACACTCTTAAAGCCCATTATGTGACACGGGCATCGTTAGCGCGTAACTTGGTGCATCATTTATTACAGCGTGATTTAGCGATTCGCAATAGCTACGAGTTTACCTTGTCTATCCGTTATATTCGTCTTGAACCGATGGACGTGATAACGCTGACTGATGCTAGTTTAGGCTTGGATGCACACCCTGTTATTATCAAGAAAATCGTTTTAACGCCCGACTTTCAGCTTAAAATCACCGCTGAAGACTTTGTTTATCAAGTCTATCAAGCGGTGGATTATCCAGCGGCGTTCACCGAATCCTATACGCCCGATCATAATGCTGCCGTGGGCAATATTAACCCACCTGTGATTATTGCCGCGCCTGCGGTGTTGACGCAAACAGGTTACGAAGTGTGGGCAGCACTTTCTAATAGCGACCCGCTGTATGGCGGTTGTGATATTCATATCAGTGTTGATGGCGGTACATCGTATACCCGTATTGGTACACAGGTGGGTAACTCAAGAATGGGGGTATTAACTGCTGATTTAGCCAGTGGATCAGACCCTGATACCAGCAACACCTTAGCGATTAATTTAAGTGAGTCGAATGCGATCGTTAGCACCGTGGAGCAAATCTCAGTCGATAGCTTAGCGACCTTGTGTTGGGTTAATAACGAGTTTTTAGCCTATCGGGATGTGGCTTTAACCGCCGTTTCACATTACAACCTGAGCTATTTACGCCGTGGCTTGTATGGTAGCACGCAAGGCGCGAGTGTCGGTAATGCCTTTGTTCGTTGTGATGATAGCTTATTCCGCTTCCCTTATAACCCTGTCTATGCAGGGCATACCATTAAATTAAAGTTCACTGCCTTTAATAGTGTCGGCGGTGGACAACAAGACCTTTCTACTGTGCCTGAATACAGTTTCACCATTCCTAATGTCCATTGGGATGATGGCATCACCCATTGGGATATTTCAACCGCTGTTTGGATTTAATATGACTTCTACCATCGATAAAACAAAACCTGCCACGGGTAGCATGCTGCTCAGTGCCGAGGTGCTTAATAACTTTATTGCTGCCAGTAATGACATTGAGGCATTGCAAGCTAATCAGCATTTTAAAGGCGTTTATAGCACACTCACTGCCTTACAGACCGCTGTACCAACGGCGTTGGCGGGTGATTATGCCCAAGTGGATGCGGGCGTGGGCGTTAATCTACAGACCTATAGCTATGATCTGCAAGCAGGTTGGGTACTGTCGAATTCCTCAGGCTCAGGCGCAACTAATACCGATATGTTGCCCGAAGGTGCGACTAATGTGTATTTTACCAATGGCAGAGCGATTGCCGCGTTACTGACTTACTTCTCGGCAATCACAGGCACGATTACCTCAGCGGATTCAATCGTCACCGCGATTCAAAAACTGGCAGGTAATCTAGCGTTAAAACTCACGGCTAATACCGCGATTACCGCCGCAACTAAAACTAAAATCACTTATGATGCCAACGGCTTAGTGCTTTCTGGAACGGATGCGACGACAGCCGATATTAGCGATTCGACTAATAAACGCTATGTCACGGACGCTAATCTAACCGTTATTGGCAATACCTCAGGCACTAACACAGGCGATGAAACCCTTAGCACGATTAAAACCAAGCTCGGTGTTACCACCTTGTCTGGCAGTAATACAGGCGACGAAACCTTATCCAGTATTAAAACCAAGTTAGCCATTACCACGCTATCAGGTGATAACACAGGCGATGAAACGACTGCTACGATTAAGACAAAACTGGGTATCAGCACGCTATCAGGGAGCAATACAGGCGACCAAACCTTAGGCGGTTTAGGGGCAGAAGCGACCGCTAATAAAGACGCATCAGGCGGTTATGTTGGTTTAACACTGTTAAAAATCAATTTTAAAAATGCCGCAAATACCTTTCTATCGTTTTTAACCAACAGCAATACCGCTGCCCGTACTTATACTTTTCCTGACAAAGATATAACAGTGGCAGGACTCAGTGATATTTACGCGCTAAGCATCGGTAAAAATAAACTCATTAACCCCAACTTTAGCATCAATCAACGGCTGGTATCAGGCACTGTGACCTTAACGGCAGGTGTTTACGGTCATGATCGCTGGAAAGCAGGGGCATCGGGCTGTACCTATACCTTCGCTAGCTCCAATGGGATTACCACGCTAACCATTAGTGCAGGTAGTTTGCAACAAGTCATTGAAGCGGCTAATGTCCCCATTGGTTCTAATCCCTGCTGTTTGTCATGGATAGGAACAGCCCAAGGTAAGATAGGTGCAGGGAGTTATTCAGCGTCAGGTGTCACCGCAACCGTGGCAGGTGGTGCAAATCTACCCATTGAATTTAACACGGGGACACTAAGCCTTGTCCAATTTGAAAAGAACACGCTAGCCACGGTCTTTGAACAGCGCGACACTTACTCAGAACTTGCTCTCTGTCAGTATTATCATGAAGTCATCACTATCGCAACCGCCGTCCAAGGCGTTGCAGCGGGTGTGGCAAACAGCTCAACCGCTATCTATGTCTTCCTGCCCTACAAACAAAAACGGGCAACGCCTACTATTACCTTAAGTGCCAATTGGGTCGTTTTGAATAACACCGTCAATTTAGCCGCAACACTAAATTCCTCTTTCGCTGGTCTGTCCTCAGCGAATTTAATATTAACCGTGACAGGCGCAGTAACCAATGGCGGTGCAATCCTGCACTCCTTAACTACAGGCAGTAATATTGTGATTAGTGCGGAGTTGTAGGTATTGCATTGTGATGGGGTTGGGGGTATGCTTTGTTCCGAGCTTAAGAACTCAAACAACAAGCGTTCCCCGTACACGAAAGCCCTACGGTTTTTTTATGTCTAGCGATTTCTGCAATCGTGCCTCATGGTACAATTGCGTTTGTGGTTAGGAGTGGCATGAATATATTGAATTAATGTCGCTGCGCTTGTTGGCAGTTCTTAAGCTCCTAACTGCACCCTTCGGGGTACTTCTCTTAAGAAAGAATAACAGGAATATCATCATGAACACCTCAAACGCGCTACCCGCGCTCACTATTGCCAATATTTGTATTGGTCAGGATTCACAAGGTCGTTATTGTTTAAATGACTTGCACAAAGCCGCTGGCGGCAAAGATACCGATAGACCTAAAAACTGGTTAGCCATAGAGCAAACACAAGCATTGATTGAAATTATCGATGGTGGAAAACTGCCTTCGGAACAAAATCAAGCAGTTAGCATCATAAAAGGTGGTAATACCCAACAAGGCACATTTGTCGTAAAAGAATTAGTCTACGCCTACGCCATGTGGATTAGCCCTGCGTTTCACATTAATGTTATCCGTGCGTATGATGCAATGGTGATGCACTCCAACGCCCTGCCCAGCTTACTAAACCCAGCCAATAAAACCATGACCGTCACTGAGTTTAAACAGTGGCAAGCCAGCGTAAAAACCGCCCTAAACCTCGTCATCAAACAGTCGGTAGAAAGCATCACCATCATCACCAGTGCGGATGACTACCTTGGTTTGGTCATGGGGAAAAACACCCCCGATACCAACAGGCTAATAAACGGCATTAATACCAACGAACCACGCCCCATCACCAAAGAAACCCCACCAGAACCTCCTAAGCAACGAATATGGCGAAAAAATGAAATCCAGCAAATGAAAGCCTACTATGACGATGGATTAACATACAATGAAATCGGCATAAAATTAGGACGTAGCGAACGATCTGTCGCCCATGCCATTATGCGCCATCTGAATAAAGGCGGTGCAGCATGAGCCTCAATAACATCACAACCGATGGCTTATTAGATGAGCTGGATAACTCAATAAGTGCGTTAAAAATGCTGTCTCACTTATGTGCAATCAGCCAAGACAAACAACTCGGAAATATGTTCTGGTTGCTCCAACCCATAGTCGATAAACAAGAAGAAATGTTGACCTCATTATGGAAAAATCAGGCTAAAAAATAGCCCACAATGGACACAAAAAAGCCGTGTGACTAAGAGAGTCCCACGGCTTTTTTATTCTCCTATTTTGCAGTCAAAAAACAGCGTTAAACAAGCTGAATTTTAGGCAAAATGAGAGACGTTTTTAACGGTTTTTGGGGGATTTTTCGGAAAAAAAGTGTGCAGAACTTTTTGTAAAAGTGTACAAAACTTTTTGTGAATTTACACAGGGCATAAGCTGTATGCGCCGTCTGGTATCGGTGTGTTATATGGCAAGCAAGCCTTGTTGGAAGCCATGCCGCCGTATCAGG